TTATCTAGTGGTACATCCTGCAGGTCTTTCTCAGTTATCTCAACCATTGGCGAATTCCTTCGCTTGTTTATCTGCAATTTCCATTATTTTTTTCTCTATCAGCTCGAAAAACTCATCCATTTTTTCCGCTACCTCATAGATGGAATCCGCCATCTCCGGCAGTGCTTCCTTTAATTCCGGAATTGTGCTTTCTCTAAAAAAATCCACCTGTAAACAGGCATTTATTAGTTGTAATGCTTCTTTTTCCAGTTTCATGTTTACTTCCTCCTTATCGTTTGTATATCCGCTCTTCTCCTTCTTCGGATACTGATTTCATCTCAATCATCCAACACGCTCCAATCTAACTTCTGCCCACAGTGAGGGCAGTGGTCTAACATATCAAACTCGTTAAGTCTTTCACCACAGGTAGGGCACTTGTACCATGCCGTAAAAACCCCACCGCATCCGTGTTTAAACACTCTAACCTTTCTTTCTTCTCTGTATTTAAGTTCTTTCAGTTCTTTTTCTCTTGTCATTTAATACCTCTCTTTTGATTCTGATAGGCTAGCTAAATGCCTACATTTCAAGTCCTCGTAAAATTCCATTGTTGGATTGTGAACTGCATAGCAGGCTCTATCCCCAAAGAAAACCAAATAAGTTTCTGTTTTCCACTCGTGTACAACAGTCGTATATTCGGTAGTCATGGCGCAACCGCCGATTGCAGCCTTTCCGTCCTTTGTGATGTCGAATCCTGTGCAGGTACTACCCCATGTTTGGGGGAATGTCTCGATTGTGAAATTTAGTGATTTTCCTTTTGCTTTTTGTGCAAATTCTTCATCGTATTCAAGATAAATCCCTGCTTTATACATCAGCAATTCTAAGTTTGGCAGTCTTGTCATTTAATCCCCCAATAATTCATTAATCGTTTCCGTATTATCCGGAATCTTCACTGTCGGCGTTTCGATATGAACTATGATTGCTTCAAACCATTCGAGTTCATCAAGATAGCCGTTTAGCTTTTCTAAGCTTTCCTCTCTCGTCCGTCCTTCTGTCAGTCCTTCAAGTTCTAGTGCCTCTACGGTTTTAATGGCATTTTTCTCCTCTCGAAAAATCACCTTTTCCCCGTATATGCACATCTTCTTTACTTCCGCTTTCCCAAAATGCGCCACCCATTCGCCTGTACAGTCGGCAACTATGTCTTGCCCGACCATTGGAACTACTGGCAAATCCGGATGTTCGTTTATCAGCTTTAAAAGGTCATTTATATTCTTATTCATCGTATGTACATTGCCTCCGTTCCATCTTTCGACCGCACACATATTTTTACTGGGAAAGCACCCGCTCCTTCATTCCTTCCTAGATAATCACGCTTTACAATTTTAAAATCTTTTACATGGTATTTCTCACACTTTTTCGCCTCGTTCCTATCTGTATATTTCGTTCCGCATAACTCGCATTGATATAGTTTTAGTTCTTTCATGTTTACACCTCAATTCCTGTGATTTTCTTGAAAATCTCTTTGTCAAAGTTCGGCAGACTCATGACCTCTTCCCGCTCCTCATCATCGAGATTATCCCACCATGCTTGTCTATCCTCATCGGTTACCTCGTTTATTTTCAAATAACCGCCTGAGCATTTCCACGTTGGGTTTTCCTCTTTTTCTGAATCGGTCATGTATTTCTCATTAATCCATACAGTTTTTGTGTACGGGCAATCGCACATTAAATCCCTTGCTGAAGAATACCTCCAGTCTCGATATGTCCAATTGCTTCGTTTATTGAAAAGCCTTATTTTTTCTTCCTTCGTGTTAAAGCACCCTGTAGAAAAATCAGTAATGTTCCAGTCTCCTGTGTTCTTGTTTCCTGCGTTCCAGTCTCCTGTGTTCTTGTTTCCTGTGTTCCCGTTCCCTGCGTTCCCGTTCCCTGCGTTCCGGTCGCCTGTGTTTTTTTGCCAGTATTATCTTTCCCCGTATTCACAAGGTCTAGCACTTCGTGCCATGTCAGTTCACGAATAATCTTAATTTTGTTCGTGCAGAATTTACTATCCCTTTTGTCAATTGCCCCCATTGCTTCAATCTCTGCGACCTTGTTTTCTGAATCAAATCTATAGCAGTTAAAGCAATCAATCAGTTTTCTGCAAAAATGGAATCCCCTTCCACAGCAAACCGGGGCTTCTTTCATCTCGTAGGTTTTCCCTACTTCGTACTGAAACCCTCTGCAAGTCCAATCCGACTTAAATACCTTATATCCTTTCATTCTCCCACCCCCTAGCAAGGCTTAATCTTCTGCTCTCGTCCTTGACTCTCGACTCGAATAGCTTTATCCACGCTTTCACCAAATGTCCCTCTTCCGGTAACGGCTTAAAGTATCCTTTCCCGTCTTGCAGGTTGATGATTAATTCATCGGATTTGTTAATCCCGTCTCTTATCACTCTGTCGCTTTCCCCCAGGCGGGTGGCTAACTCTGCCCGGGTAATTGCGTTTTCGTGTCCGTATGGGATAATTTCCGTCACAAAGTTATCCATAAATCCCCCTAGTTAAATGGCAATCCTTCGTCTCCCACTCCGTCGGGAATGCTCATAAAGCCGTCCTCATCTGTCGTTGCATTTCTTGCGGGTGCGTTTCCTGCGGATTCACAGAAGTAATGCGAATTTACGACTATATCCGTGGTGTAGACCTTCTTCCCGTCCTTGTCGTCATACTTGCCCGTTTGGATTCTTCCGGTTAATGCGATTTTCTCGCCCTTATGGAGATACTTTTCCGCAAATTCTCCGGTCCTTCCAAACGCCACGCACCGGATAAAGTCGGTGTTTGCCTGTCCGTCTGCTCTCTTTGGTCTGTCTACTGCAAGCGTGTATCTTGCTACGCAAGTTGAGTTATCGCCCTGTGTGTATCTGATTTCGGGATCCGCTGTTAAACGCCCCATTAAGCAAACATGATTCATTTTTTTACCCCCTTGAAAAGCTTCTGCATCCGATAACCTTCCCGCTATCGTCTCTTACAGTGTCGCCAACGATTAAAAATTTCGGTATATAAGCATCCAGCTCCTTTAATGCCTCCAGCGTGATTTTTGAAACGATGAAATAGCAATCTTTGTTATCGGCATTTTCGATAAGCAACCGCTTAATGTCTTCCCCCATGTCTTGCCGCAAATACCCGTAATTGCAGATAATAAAACCGTCCTTCTCTTCCCTCGACAGCTCCACCCTGTCCGCTCTCAAATTTCCGCTTGATGGAAATGTTTCCTTTGTGCCGTCCGCCTTGATATATACAATCTCATGCGGCGTTAAATTAATAATCTTCATGCTTAAATCCTCCTAGTATTCTTCGTCTTCATTGCCCGGGCATTCCTCTCCTAAATCCATGTCGTAGATACTCATTTGCGGCTTTCCTGTCATGTGCCGCAGATAATATGTATTTGTCTCCTCATCAAGCGCCAGCTCCATATCTTTGCAAATATTTCCGCCCTTCATTTCGTCCTTCAGTTGCAAGGTTGAGCATACCTTGTGCTTTAACATAGGCTGGTATGTTGCGCCGTCATTGCTGAATGTCCGCAATAGCTTAATCTCAATAGTCGCCACTATCTTTCCGTCCTCGCTGTCCTTGTCAATCATGTTTTTAATCAGCTCCCGGACAATTAGATTCATGTCTCCACGGAATGGATCAAAAATATCATTTTCGACCTTCAGTTCATTGCTACTTACAAATGCATTTTTCATATGTTTTTCCCTCTCACAAATAGTTTTTCCCAAACACCCGCATAAACTCCGCCCGGCTATGGGATTTTTCAAATTCCTTTTGCGCTATTTCCTCTAGCTCCCTGTCGTACTTGCCCTTGTCATGTAATGCGCTATGGCATTCCCTGCAAAGCCATACCGTAAGCCCTAGCCTGTCGGCGTCCTTTCTCCGTATACCGTGAAGGCAATGGTGCAGGTCTGTATGCCCTCGCCTTTCACAGATATAGCAAACGCCTTTTTCCGTTCCCGGAATTATGCTTTCCATTCGCCCCCTCTCAAATCATCGATTTAAGCCCCGATTTTTCTTCGAGTGATAAAAATACTCGTCTAACGCCTTTACCATGCCTAAAATCGAATCGTAGTGCGTTTCAGGCTATGTCTAAGCTGTTTCGTTAGCCGTGATTTTCTTCACCTCGCCAGTTTTCGGATTTACAAGCTGCCTTTTTTCGCTTACGGCTTTTTCAACCAGTGCCCGTATATCGCTTGGCATTTTGGCGGTTTCCCGCTCCCGGATGACTTGCGTGTTATATGCCTTGATAAAGTGTGACTGCTCTACAGTCTCCACTTGGTCAATGTCAAGCTGTGCAAGCTCCCGCAAGTTTGACGGACTGCCTATCGCTCTTTGGCACGCTGTCGGTAGCTTCTCAAACTCCTCTTCTGCCCCGTAGTAGCCGTTTCGGATTGCTTTCCGCACAAGCGCCCATGCTTCCGTAGCCGTCATTTCGGCTATTCGGGGGTTTGTAATCTTGTGAATCGCGTCAACTATCTGCCCGGGGCTTGGCGGAAATCCCGTTGTGTCGTTCGTCAAGTAAAGCTGTATAGCTCTTGACGCTATGGCAAAGTCGTACTCCCCTAGCACTAACGCCCACGCCATAGACAGGCCCTTTAGATCCTCTGCGCCCATGTTGGCGTAGTACTTCGGGTAAGTCCCCCGGACTGCGTAGACTAAACGCCCTATCTCGTAATCCGTCATGCCGTGTCTCCTTTCTCGTCGATGATGTTCGGGTTCTTGATACTCTTAAACCAGTCTTCTTCCCCAAGGCTAACCTCTCCCCGTGCAAGCTTGGCTAGATAGTCGTCCTCGCCCCACATGGATTTACTCTTTCCCCCTGCAGGACTTGCCCGATTTGTATAGTTCCCCTCTAGCACCTTTGTCATGTTGGCGGGTTTCATCAGCCAATCAAAGCTTGCTTGCCAACCGCTAGAGCCTTTCAAGAAGTCCGATTGCCCCGCAAGGCTAAAGGCTCGCTTAATCTCATCTAGCCCGTAATCCTTAAGCCTTGCCTTGATTGCACGCTTTCGGGTTTCAGTCAGCTTTATAACCGCAGGAAAGCTAGGACAGCATTCGTGATATGTGTCCAATACGCCTTGGTAGTCCGTCCGCTCCGGCTTAGGCGGTGTGTAGTCGTCGATGTTTTGACGAGATTCCGAACGAAGTGAGGAATCGGCTTCTCCCCCCCTGGGGGGGGTGTGGACTTGGCTGTCCCTTGTTAGCTGCCGAGAAGAGCTGGAAGGCAGTAACGCGACTCAGCTGACCAGGGAAGTGCTTGCG